ACCTTTGGTATTCAACGCAATCACTGAGAAGGAAGACCTAACCACCTATGAAGATGCTTTCTGTGTTGTCAAGTCGGAGGAATTTATTGTTGTGTCTACCAATATGGACACTCTTGACTTATACTTCTTACTGGATCAATTAAAATTATCACTATTAACTGGAGGGGACTACGAACTCTAATGGATCAATATCAACAATACATACATAAATCACGATACGCACGTTACTTGGACGATGAGGGACGCAGGGAGACTTGGGACGAGACAGTCAATCGCTACATCGATTTCTTTGCAGAGCGTGGATCAATAGATCAGGGGCAAGCCTTTGAGCTATTCAACGCCATCAGGGACATGCAAGTAATGCCCTCCATGCGCTGTATAATGACCGCAGGGGCGGCTTTAAAGCGGGACAATGTTGCAGCCTTTAACTGTTCTTACCTGCCCATAGACAGCCCCAGATCCTTTGACGAGCTTATGTACATCCTCATGTGTGGTACGGGCGTAGGGTTCAGCGTTGAGCGGGACTACGTTAACCAGCTCCCTGTGGTTGCTGACAGCTTCCATGACACAAAGACAACCGTTGTGGTGTCCGACAGTAAGGTAGGCTGGGCTAGTGCCTTCAGAGAGCTTATAAGCCTCCTGTACGCTGGTAAGGTTCCTAAGTGTGACTTGACTAAGGTTAGGGCTGCGGGTGCTAGACTCAAGACCTTTGGCGGTAGAGCCAGTGGGCCACAACCTTTGGCTGACTTGTTTAACTTCTCAGTGGACTTGTTCAAAGGTGCGGCAGGGCGCAAGCTAACGTCCCTTGAGTGCCATGACTTAGTGTGCAAGATTGCAGACATTGTAGTCGTTGGTGGTGTCCGCAGGTCTGCCCTAATCTCTTTAAGCAATGTTACTGACAATCGTATGGCTAACGCTAAGAACGGTGAGTGGTATATTAGCAACGGTCAGCGAGCCTTAGCAAACAACAGTGCTGTGTACTCTGAGAAGCCTGACTTTGACACTTACTCCTCCGAGATGAAGCGTCTGTATGACTCTAAGTCTGGGGAGCGTGGGATCTTTAGCCGCATTGCAGCACAGAATGTAGCGGCACGTAACGAGCGCAGGGATGCGACATACAAGTTTGGGACTAACCCCTGCTCTGAGATTATCTTACGCCCCTACCAGTTCTGTAATCTCTCTGAGGTTATTGTACGCCCAGACGATACATTGCAGACCCTAAAAGAGAAGGTACGCCTAGCGACCATCTTAGGGACTCTACAGGCTACCCTTACGGACTTCCGATACCTACGGAACATCTGGAAGCGTAACACTGAGGAAGAGGCTTTGCTGGGTGTCTCAATGACGGGCATCATGGACTGTAAGCTGACCAATGGGTCTACAGGTGAGGAGGCTTTGGGTAAGCTTCTGGACAACCTGAGGACTGTAGCTGTTGAGACTAACCGACAGTGGGCCTCAGCTCTGGGTATCAATCAGTCAGTAGCCATTACGTGCGTCAAGCCCTCTGGTACTGTCTCACAGTTGACTGACAGCGCCAGTGGTATTCATCCACGCTTTAGTGACTACTATGTCCGTACTGTTAGGGCTGACAAGAAGGATCCTCTGGCTACCGCTATGATTGACAGAGGTTTTCCTCATGAAGAGGACGTAATGAATAACTCTAATTGGGTATTCTCGTTCCCTCAGAAGGCTCCGAGCAAGGCTGTGACTGTGGAAAGCATGGGCGCTATGGAACAGCTAAGGCTCTGGAAGACCTACCAAGACCATTGGTGTGAACATAAGCCCTCCATGACTTGCTACTACAACGACGACAATTTCTTTGCTGTCTGTCAGTGGATCTGGGAGAACTTTGATAGCGTTAGTGGGATCAGCTTCCTCCCAGAAGCCGAGCACGTATACAAGCAAGCTCCTTATCAGAAGATAGATAAAGAAACATATCAGAAGCTGTCTAAAGAGATGCCTAAGGGGATGCAATGGGATATTGAGGAGTCCAGTGATAATACCGAAGGGGCGCAAACCTTAGCTTGTGTAGCTGGAGTCTGCGAGATATAAACTTAGGGGGCGCAATGCCCCCTTTTGTTTACTGTGCTTTTCTTTTTTCTACAGCAGCAATTAAAGACTTATAAACTTTAGGGTTTAATCTTTGTAACTCAGATAGTTTTCCAGACTTAGAAAGATTTTGATATGCTTTTATTTTTCTTTGGTCTGTTTGGGACATAAGAATATCCATCTGAGTATAAGTGCCTTCTTCAGCACCCATAGCTCCAGAATCTCCAACACCAGCTAATCTGCTTATTGTCTTTTCTACTGGTTTTTTACTCATCAGATTAGCTAACCCTTGTTGCCAGCCTGTTTGACCAACCAAAGTTCTTTGAGCTGCTTGAGTTCCTAATCCAGAAGCTATACCAGCGCCAGTTATAGGAGCAGCCAAAATACCTCCTAAACCTAAACCTATCACAGGAGAAGCTAAAGAAGACGTATAGAAAACTTTTATAAGCGCAGAATCTTCAGAAGATTTTTTAAGAGAATCAAGTTCTTCTGTGAAACTTTTTAATTCTGCAAGCCTTTGGTTGGTTGAAGCAAGTTCTGTTTCTATTTCAGCAGTACGCTCGGCATTATAAACTTTAGTTTTTTGTTGTTTTTCTAAATCTTTTATTCTATTTTCTAAGTCTTTCTTAGCGGAAAGGTTGTTTTTCTTACTATTTCTTTCCATGTTTCTAATAGCTTCTTCTGAAAGCTCACTAATAGTCTCGTCTTGTTTAATGTTTAAATCTCTTAACTCTTCAGCTTCTCTTTGAAAGACTCCTCTTTTTTCTTGAGCATCTTTTGGAAAAAGCTTTTTAAGTGTACCTAAATAGTCATCAGCAGTAAAGGCTCCACTTTTCTTAGTGGATTGAAGAACGCTTTCCCTTAAAGCTAAGTTTGTTTTCCAGCGTTGCTTTTCAGCCTTAAAAGCTTCAAAGGCAGTCCCCGACAATTGCGATTCAATCCTGTCGTTAAGAACATCTATTAGTCTTTTTATTTGATAACCTTGAGCAGCACCAGCACCTTGATCTGGATACATATTACCAATTCTTCCTAATTCTGAACGCATACTTGAAAGCTCTTCACCAGAAATCCAACCATTTCTGTTTGTTTTTCTTTCTAAAAAAGAAGCAATAAAAGTAGCAACGTCTTCCCCTCCGTTGAGCTTAGGACTTAAAGCAGAAAGCTCAGTATTAATAAGATCCTCTAACTCTTTACTGATCTGTTCTTTATTAATTCTAAAGCTTCTATTTTTTAACATCCCAAATACAGAATCTGCGCTCCAAGCCTCGTTAATTAAACGCTGTCTAATTTGAGGGTCTGCCGCATTTTTAATTTCCTCTACTATTTCTTTTGGGGCGTTTACAGGAATAGAATCTATAGCTAAGTTAACTCTAAAAGCGGCGTTTGCAAGGTTTATTGCGGAATCGCTTTCCTTAGCAGCATCGGTTTTTATTTTTAATTTAGCATCGGATAGGTTAAAAGACTCTTCTAAGTCTTCAGCTTTAGCTTCAGCTTTTAACTGAGAAACTTTTTGTTCTACAACAGTGCTATTTTTAGCTTGTGATAATTTAGCTTTTGCTACGTTAATCGCTTGTTCTGTTTTTACACCTTCTTTAGCAAGTTCTTGGTCTGCTCTTACACTAACCTGTTTAGCTTGGCTTTCTAAAAGACTATCACTTCCAAAGGCTTTATTTAAAACTTTATTGTACATCCAACCTAAAGTTTTTTCATAAGTTCCTGCTGCTCTTTCTTTTAAAGCTATTGAAAGAGGAATAAAATCTTCTTTTTGACCTATTTGTTGTGCAATCCTATTTTTAGAAACTCCATTAAGAACATAGTTTAACCCCGTCATCATTGGAAGACCAAAAGCTACGCCCATCCCAGCGCCCGTAACCCCTGCTTCAACTAAATCAGAACCTTGCTCTGCATAACCTATTCCCGCTAAACCGCCTTCAGCGGCTAACAAAGGAGCATAAGGCGCTGCTTGTTTACCTGCTTGTAATAAACCACCCGCTACTGTAGGAGTAGCAGCTATTGAAGCTTCTAACGCTGTTGCAGGAGCTGGTGTTAAAGCAGCTCTTTGTAAAGCACTTTGTAACCCTCTTTGCTGGATAGCCTGTACAGCGGGTTGAACAGCCCTTGTAGATGATAAGGCTTTTCCAGCCGATTGTAACCCTTTAAAAGCAGCGGTTCCAGAGCCTACCGCCCCTAATACATTTAAACCCAAAGCTAAACCAAAGTTATCATCAGCCCATTTAGCTTGCTGAGTTTCTAACTCTTTTATCATCTCCCGCCTAACTTCCAAATAAGATTTATCTTCTACAAGTTCTGGCTGTAAAAGCTGAACCATTCCAGCAGAAATACTTGCCCCTATCTCATCGCTAAAACCATAGAAAAATCCATCAAGAATAGCTCTTGAAGCCATCATTGGGTCTTCTAACCAGTTTTCTTTAGAAGAAGCTTCTTCATTCAGTTCAGACAACAAAACAGGGTCTGTAACAGACTCAGCAGAAAACTGTCTTTCTATGGAGGGAGTGTTTTTTTCAGACTCATAAAGCCCCCTAAGTTCTTCTAACAACGCGGGATCTGTAACTTTATCCATTATATTTTACCTTTAAAGATTTAAACTTAAAACTTAATCCAGTTTTTACCACCATCTGTAGTTACATACCTATTACCGTCACTTGCTACTTTTGTATAATTTTTATATTGCGAGTCTTCCCAGTTAATGTCTGGTATTTCGCCTGCACTTAATTTTAAAACATTATCATAGTGCCTTTTAATGTCTTCTAAAGTATTAGGAAGATCTACTAAGTTAGCAGGATTTAAAGTTGCAATCTTGCTCTGCAAGGCTTGAAGTTCTATATTAGAAACAGCCCCTAAACCTGTTGACCCTGTAGAAGATGCAGCCTTTAGTTCTTTAATTGTGTCCAAACCTAAACTAGCTTTAATAGATTCAACAGTATCTTTTAAAGTAACATATTCTGGAAAAACTGAAGCTATAAAAGGAGAATTAGGATCTTGAGCAAGACGGGCAGTATATAAGTTATATTCACCTATATCCCCTTTAGAGTTTATAATGTCTACTGCTTTATCTATTTTAGCTATTTGATTATCTCTTTCAACCATAAAAGAAAGTTGAGCCTGTGAGGCCACACTGGCTGCTTGTATTTGTTCAGCTTCAGATCTAGTATCAACTCTCCACAGCTCAGCACCAGTCTCTTCATTAAGACCTATAAACCCATTTCCTGAGGGTTTAATAGTTACTTTAGGTACTGCTCCTTTAGGTCTTCCAGTAACACCTAAACTTCTAATGTCTGTTCCTGTCTCTTTATTAACAAGCCATCTTTCCGTAATACCGTCAGGTTTTACACGATCTACTGTTAAAGTTTCTACGCCCTTAGGTGCAACAGCTTTAATTTCTTCTTCTTGTAACTTTGCTACTTGTCCTTGTAAAGCATAAGCATCAGCTCCCCTTACGGCTGCTAGTCTTAATAAATTACTAGCTTGTTTAGCTATCTGAGGAGTTGTAGACCCTTGCAAGTCTGAAAGCTGATCCATTACAACTTGTGCAGAAGTACTTTTAATCTGTAAGTCAGCTTGTTGTTGAGCCGCTTTTTCTACCCTAGCTTGCTCAATAGACCTAAGCTGTCTAATCTTTTCAACAGCCTCCATCTGAGCCTGAGGTCTAAGCGTAGGAAGTTGAGCTTCCAACATAGCAATCATGCGACCCTCAGGAGACTCAAACTGTCCCTTACCAGCTTCAGCCATAGCTGCCCCAGCACGTTCCTCACCCGTCTGCATATAGCTTGTGTCTATACCTAAGTTGCCAAACAAACTGCCGACACGACGAGCTAAGGGGTCTGTGGTTCCCATTTGCTTGTACTGTGGCGCTGCTTGAGCTAACCTTCTCTGTGGCTGACTAGGATCCATTTTACCAAAATCAGAAATACCACTTAAAAACCCTTGTGAAAATTTAGCCATTATTTAAGTTCCTAATCCTAATAGTTTTTTAAGAAAGTCTGGAATATTAGAAGCATCGTCAACAGCTCCTGCAAGACTGCTAAACAAACCGCCGCCGCCTATACCACCACCTATAACATCACCAGCAGAACCTAAGGCTTGTCCTAATAGACCAGCTCTTAGTTTCTGAGCTTCTAAGTTAGCCTCAAGCCCAGAAGCGTAAGATTCTGCTTTCTCCATAGCAGCTTGTCTACGCGCTACATCAGCAAGAGAGGCTATATTAGTGCCAACTTGCAATTGATTCAACATCTGAGCTTCTGGAGCGTAACCTGACTGCATCAACGCTTGTAAGTTAGCAATGTCGCCTGCTTGTAGCTGTGAAGGTAAGCCAGCAGCTCCTCTGGATATATCAAACATACCCCCAGCAAGACCTAATTGACCCTGTTGTAACTGTTGCTGTGCTCCAGCAGACCCTATGTCTGCTTGTTGCAAGCCTAATAGTTGCTGTAGTCTTTGAGCTTCTAAGCCAGCCCCTGCCTGTGTACCAGACATACCTAACTGACTTAACCCCAAGCCTCGCTGTAAAGCTTCTGATTCTAATCCAGAGGAAGCCTGTCTAAACTGACTGGATAAACCAGCGGCCTGACCAGCTCTACCTAAACCTTCACTCTGTAAACGAGACTCAATCTGCTCTGCTGATAAGCCTAACTGAGACAACTCTGAGGCTCTGTTCTGAGCTGCTGATTGCAACTGTGAAGAAGTACCCGCAAGCTGCCCTGTTTGACCTGAAAGACTTAAAGCTCTTTGCAGTGCTTGCTGCTCTTCCGTACCCGCTTGCTGCATAGCCATTAAGGCTGCTTGATTCTGAGATTCTGACTGTGCTTTAGCCAGAGCAAACTGTTCGGGCGTGCTTCCGTACTGTGAAGAAGCAACACCTAAACGACCTTGAGAAGCCAAACGATTCTCAAGGGAAAGTCTTTGTCTTTCTTCCTCAGGAGACTGTGCGGCTCTAATTCTTTCATAAACTTCCTGCTCTCTGTCCCCTCTTGGCTGCATTAAGCCACCAGCGGCTTGTCCTGCAAGACCTGCGTACTGTGACCGTAAAGCTTCTATGTCTGCTGGTGCAGCGCCTCCTAAGCCTTGTTGACCTAAAGCTAAAGCTTGAGAGCCTAATTGGCCTATTTGCTGTGAAGGTTGTTGCTGTAAAAGTTGAGAAACATTACCACCAAATAACTGAGCTAGTTGATTAAGCTCTGAAGAAGGCCCAGCTCCTGCAATACGTTGTTGTCCCCCTGTCAAAGCTTGTTGTGTAAGACCTTCTAAACCCGTAGGAGCACCCATGCCCATTAATTGTTGACTAAAAAGATTGCCTACGCCAGCTCGCTGTAGAGCCATTGATAAGTCTTGTTGGTTTACACCACCTAACGCAGTAGTTGCTCCAGTTAAAGCTGAAGCTGCAAAAGGATCATAGGTTCCAGTTCTTGTAGTAGCCTGAGGCATTAAGCCCGTAGCGCCTGTTTCTAAACCTGTGGCTAAAGCTTGTTGCTCTGGAGATAAGCTTAATGTAGTACCGCCATCGGCAGTAGTAGTTGTTGCCCCAAGACCAGAAGTTACTGTAAAAGGTTTAAACGCCATTTCAGAAGCAGCGGTATTACCTATAGTTTGCATACCTGTTTGAGAAGTACTTCCAAAACTTTTAAGTTCGTCGGAAAGGTTTTTATACTGACTTATGTCAAAACCTAATCCTAACAGATCATCAATAAGCGCCATTAGTATGTACCTCCAGTAATTGTACCAGCAGTTAACACACCGTTTACATTAAGCGTTGGTATCGTAACTGTCCCTGTAAATGTTGGGCTTTCTGAATTAGACTTTGAAGCCACTGCTGTAACCAGTGCATCAAACTCAGTGTCAAAGTCAGAACCCTTGATAATCTTCGCAGGGTTGCCCGTAGGAAGAGTATCTTTGGCTGTAAAGTTTGTAGTCTTTGTGTAATTGCTCATTAGATCATCCTACCTATTAAAGCTTGAATATTAAGTTCTTGCAAAGATAACGCATTTTGATTAATAGTAGCGTCCACACCTATGGTCACTACCGTTCCTGAACCTGTTGTTTTAGTCTTTGGTCTGTCCACAATGATTGAAGGACTGTACTCTGAAGTAGACACATTGTACTCACTTTGATTGTAATAAGCCGTCTTACTACCAGAGTTAATCTCAACAATCTGTTTAGTATATGCTTGGCTGTAGTCATAGCCCCAGTTCACAACTGCCTGTGCTCCCTGACCACCAATAAACGTAACGATAATTTCTTTTAATATCTTAAGTCTTGAGCTATCCCCAAAGGAAAGTGGATTACTAAAGTAGCTCATGTCATAGGACTGACCATAATCCTGATAGTTGCTGTAAGTGGCAATACCATTGGTATTCCCTACGTACAACAAGCCGTCCTGAGTCCTCTCAAGGGCTCTTAGGGTTGTGTCTGACCACGTAGTAACCCTATGCGCTCCGTCTTCCAAAGCAGTCCTCATATCAAAGCAGTAGACGTACTTAGAGTCACTAAAGGACAATAAGTAAAACGCTTCCTCTGGGCTGTATATAGATCGTAAAGGGCTATTGACTTGTTGTGCGTTTATGTATAATAAATCATTACGAACATTCTTACTAATGTCCCTAACGGGCATTGACTTTTCTTGAATAGTCCTACCAAAGCTACGTAAACCTTCGTTGGACATAAAAAGTAAATCAGTACCTGTGGGTTGTACAGTGTCTCTATCAATACAGCCTACGTTGGCTATAGTGTCAGCCAAAGACATTGTAGTAGGGTCACTAGCTCCTTGATAAACAACAATGGAGTTTTTACCAAAGATGATTAAAAAACCGTTATGAGCTGCTAAAGCTACAATTTCGTCAAGACCATTAGGCCATACTTTAGAAATGTCAATGGAGCCAGTAGAACCTCCAGACCATCCTGAGCCATTTAGTAAGTCAGACCAATAAATTGTAGACTTATCCGTTGAAAAATCAGCTACCCAAAGTCTGCCAAAGGCTGCTAAGACTTCGTTACCTTGAGGTGGAGTACCTGTAGCATGAGCGTGGTCAGACATTTTTTCCACAACGCCAGCATGAGCAGAGTACATCAAAGGCTCATATCCTAATTGAAACATATACAGGTGGTCGTTAAAGTTAACCATCTTCCAGTTATTAGCTGTAATAGTATAAGCTGCTGGGGTTACGTCAGTAAGTGTAGTAGTACCTGTAAATATCTTATTGTTACCCGCAGATATAACTACATTAGCCCCTACAGGATCTATGTACTCTTTAATAACTTCAATGCCATTACTGCCGTCTATAGGCGTTGTGCTAGTGGTGACAGCAGTAAAGCCTTTACGAGAGCCTATACGCCCGTACTGGTCAATAATACAGTTATCCGCAATGGACGCAAAGGAAGCATCCAAACTAAGCGGAGAGTCCTGTGTGTTTAAACCTCTAAACGCAGGGGCTGCAATCGTTATATTCTGTCTGTCCTGAGCCATTGCTTAGACCGCCCTGTAGATAGTTTCTTCTGGGTGTTTGTATGCGTCCAAAGCAATTGCATCGGACATATAGTTCTGAGCAAATGCTAACATTTCCCCTGCTGATCTACCGCCAGTTTCCCCACGCTCTCTGGAAGCCAAAGCCAGTGCTAAGTGCAGTACGGGCATGTGTGGGATTTGAAGCTTGTCAGTGTCATTAACTAAGTCAGGGTTACGTTGGACACAGTTTACTCGGATAGTATAAACAGCGTTAGGAATAGGATAAAGATCAACCTGAGTGTCCCCATTAGTATCCACACCATTAAAGTTATAGAACGTAGGGCTTGACTTAGGGGGTGTTTCATTTAAGAAAGCATTGTCCATCCAATGCGTGTCTTTGTAAGTCATAAACCAGTTGGACGTATCATTAATAACGTCAATAATCTTAATCCTATTACCACTACCTACAAGTACGTAGTTAAAGATGTCTTCCGTTGTAGTAATAGTAAGAGTTGTTCGCAACGCAGACCAATCCCAAGCATCCTCAACAGTCCTCTTAGCGTCATTAATAAGATCACCGATAAGAGCTGAATAAGGGTTTTGATTAACGGAGCCTACTTGATCTTCTCTGAGCCTTCTTAGGACTCCGTTTACTAATTCTAAATATGTCATTTCAAATTCCTAAGAGGATTGTAGTCTATAAAATCAAATAAAGTTGGAGTTAGAAGTTGTGTATTGTACTCTAGTGGTTTATAGTTAGGTTGAAAAATATCAGTAGGAGAACCTTCTCTACCACCAAATAAACCTGTACCGCCTAAGCCACCGTCAGGCCCACCATCACCACCGTCACCACCGTCACCTCCGTTACCGCCCTCAGTACCCTCAGTACCCTCAGTACCCTCAGTACCCTCAGTACCCTCAGTACCCTCAGTACCCTCAGTAACCTCAGTACCCTCAGTACCCTCAGTAACCTCAGTAACCTCAGTAACCTCAGTACCCTCAGTAACCTCAGTAACCTCAGTAACATCAGTACCCTCAGTACCAACAATACCGTCACCATCGGAATCTGTGGTTAATTGATTAGGGTCTACTACTTCTGTAGTATCTGTAGTACTGGTTGAAGCACTGCCTGTAGTGTCTATATCGACAGGAACTGTAGGGTCTGATTTAGTAGCGTCATCAATAATAATGTCTACAATATCAACAGCATCAATTCCAGAGTTTAAAACAACATCAATTACTGAAGCGTCTTCTTCTGTGGCAGTACTATCGCCTACAGTTTCTGCAACACTAGGGTCAAAAGTACTTTCAGGAGGTTGCTCTGTTGTAGGGATAGGCTCGGGTTCACCAGCCCCACCCTCTAGCCAAGCTATTAACTCTTCCTTTAAATCTTCTTTTAACTCAGGATCAGTTTCAGCTTCATAAGCTTCTTTAATCTGTCTTCCTACAATATCTCCTTCGTTTACAATTAAAGGATCATCATCAACAGCCCCAACGTCCCTAGTAATAACAGGGTCTCCGTTAGCACCTCCAGCAGTATCAGTACCTCCAGCAGCATCAGTACCTCCAGCAGTAGCAGGAGTGCCAGCGCCAGCGGTACTAGCGCCTCCGCTTTCAGCGCCACCCCCGCCACCGTCAGGCGCACTACTACTGTCGTCAACAGCTTCTTCAGTGACTGTTTCTGGTTGTGTAAGATCTGGAGCTTCTACTTGTATTTCTACAGTATCATCAACTTCACCAACTTCCACAGGTATTTCGTCTATTACTACTTCGTCAACTATAGTTTCTGAAGTAGGTAAAGGAGCAGTAGTAAAGTCTTCGTCACCTATGGTTTCCTCAACGGTTGAAGTACCCAATAGGTCTGAGTCTGGATCTAAGGAAACTACTTCCTCTACTTCTGCTGCTCGTTCTGCAAAAACACTTTCTTGATACTCTAAAAGATCTGCAACTGTAGCAGGGTTGCCTTCCCTGTCCGTAAGTTTTGTAATATCGCCAACAAGAAAATAATCGCTGGGTGTAAGATCCTCAGGATTAAGACCTGCATTACGTGCCGCATTTTCTATGTCTTCTCTTGTAATTACTTGAACATCAGCTTCTGCATTACCAACGGAACCTATAGGGTCTACTACGCGAGTACTTCCCTGTTCAGTTGTAAAAACAGGAGCTTCTTTTAGCTCTGGGCCTTCAGTTAGTACAAACTCTTCTTCTGTTATTATGTCTTCTGGTACTTCTTTGTCAGGATCTATTGTACCCGCTACTTCAGATATTAAATCAGTAGCTGTTTCAATTTCTGAGGCAATCGTTGAAACATCTTGATAAATAGATACTATGTCTGAAGCTGTATCTAAAAAGTCTTTAGTTTGGTCTGCCGTAGCAGCAGCATCTGAAAATGTCATTACTCCATTAGCTGTTTTTACCGTACCGCCTGCGGCCTGAACCCCACCCGCTAACGCGGTAATAGCTGATGTTATTTCTCCTGTAACACCCGCTATTAAAACTGCTTCAAGAACAGCGGCAGCGACCATTCCAACTTTATCAAGAGTATCAAAAGGTTCTACAGTTTGCTTATATCCTCCTAAAGGAACGTCATCAAACTGTCCTATATTAAGCTCATACTGTGCGCCATCGGGAGAAATAACGCTTATAGGTACGCCAGCTTGTGCAGCAGCAGCCTGTAAAGCACTTGAATATTGTGATTGAACTAAACGGGTTGCAGTTACGGAAACACCTCTTTCGTTACCTTTAGGCCCGCCTAAGCCCTGTAAAGGAGCAAGAGATATATCTCCTAAACCTACGTCCTTATCGCCATACCACTCCTTAAGGTTTTCCCATTCTGATGCTAAATAAGAACCGAAATCACTGCCTTCAGTAAACTCTCCTAAACTGTAGGTATCGGCTCTAATAGCTGAAGCTAAGTTTTGAGCACCCCAGTTTTGAATTAGTTGATCCGCTGTGTACCTACCGTTTATTAAACCATTAAGAGCCGCAGCGCCTTTTACATTTCCCCACTCTTGTCTAAACTGCTGTACTCGCTCTTTTTGTTCGTCTGTACGCTCACCCTGAACACCAAAGAAAGCCTTAGGGTCTGCTACGTCCCACCAACCTTTAGGTGCATTGCCCACAGATCCTATTGGGTCTACAACTCTTGTACTTTCCGTAGAAGAACCTGTAGTAAGTGTTGCTAACGGTGCAGCTTCAGTAAGGACTTGTTGAGTTCCAGAGTTACCCACAGAGCCTATTGGGTCACTAATTCTTCTGCGCTCCATAGAACCTGTAGTAAGTGGTGCTAATGCGGGGGCTTCATACGCTACAGGTTTTATATCAGAGTCTAAGCTTCCGAGCATACCGTCTTCAGCTTCAATGGTTCTTTTTTGTGCAACAGGTTCTGCTTTAGGCACATACCTATCTTGATAGTAGTTGTACAAATCAGGGGTATTAGCCCTCATCTGATACTTCTTGTAGGCAGGTAGGCTATCCCACTGTTGCTTAGTAAGTACTTTATAAGCCATTAGCTGTTCCGATTATTCCAGAGGTCAAACAAAGTTTTAAGCTTTTCTTCCACTACGTCCATACGAGACATTAGCCTACCCAATGTAAGGACAAGCACAATGAAGCCCACAAAGATGGGCCAGATTGATCCAATAAGATCAATGTACTCCACATTAAGAGTCCTTCTTTTTATGGATTAAGTTTTGTATTGTCTCCGTCTCAAAGATCCTAATGACAGTCCATATAATGCTCAAAGCAGCAGCCACAGCAGGTATCCAGCCCATTAGGGTGGACACTGTCGTAGTTACCGCCAGTGCGTCCACTGCGACTTTTGCTTCTTCCTGCATTTATCTTTTGGCCTTACCGATAACCAATGCACCAATCTCTAAGAACTTATAGAGCTTACCAATGAGCTTGTCGTCTTTAGGAGTAGGAGTGAGTGCCGTAATGGCGCTACAGGCCGTTACAAGGGCTGTGAGGGCGTTTAAGTAGTCTAGTAGTAGCATTACCACGGTACTCCTGATGCTTGCGTTGGGTTCTTCTGCGCTTCAATGTTAGCCGCCAGTGACGCTTCAATAGCGTCCTTGTCAACACCGTTAGCAAAGCACCAGCCTAAAGCTACTTCTTCTGTGATGCTGTCGTAAGCAACAAATGAAGGGTCTGAAGGGTCTGGGGTAAACCCACAAGTGCCGTAGGATGAAGCTGAGTGTTCACCGTCTACTAAAGTTGCTCGCCAGTGGGCTACGACTACGCCACCGTCTGCTAACTCACGTTCTAATGTTGAGATTGTCCAAGTTGTCATGGTGCGTTTCCTTGTGAAGCTGCGTAAGCGTCTTTAATTTCTTGTGTCCAGACAGCGTTGCAGATTGCTTGAACTTCGGCAGATTCACCTGAGATGTCTGCGTCTGGTGC